ATTTCCCCTGCTGCGAACAATACTGTTGTCCAGTTTAACCAGGGTAATTTCGAAACTGATCTTACTAATGCGACTGCTGCAACGATCAATGCTCTACGCTTATCTTTTCAAATACAAAAACTCTATGAACGCGATGCGCGAGGCGGCACTCGATACACTGAAATGCTAAAGGCTCATTTCAACGTTACAAACCCTGATTTCAGGCTTCAACGTCCTGAATATCTTGGCGGCGGTAGTACACCGATCAACATAAACCCTATAACTTCAACTGCTGAAACCGACCCAACAACGGGACGAAACCTGGCAGCACTTTCTGCTGTCGGTACAGCCTCATTTAACTCCCACGGATTCACCAAATCCTTCACTGAACACATGACCATCATTGGCTTACTCTGCGTTCGCGCAGATTTAACCTATCAACAAGGCATTAACCGGATGTGGTCGCGTGAATCCCGCTTTGATTTCTATTTCCCTGCTCTCGCTCAAATTGGCGAGCAAGCTGTATTACAAAAAGAAATCTTCGCTGATGGCTCCGCAGACGATGATATCGTCTTTGGCTATCAGGAACGCTTCGCCGAAATGCGATACAAACCTTCTCAAATCTGCGGTGCTTTCCGGTCCAATTATGTTGGCACTCTCGATGCCTGGCATCTAGCTCAAGACTTCGCTACTGCACCAACGTTGTCAGCTGCATTTATCGAAGAAAATCCTCCTTTAGATAGGACACTTGCTGTACAGGATGAACCACAATTTATAGCAGATTTCCATCATAAACTTATTTGCGCTCGGCCCATGCCTATGTATGGTGTTCCAGGCAATATGGATAGATTCTAATGTTCTCGCTTAATCTCGGAGGCGCCGGCTTGCTCGGCGGCGCCTCCCTCTTAGGAGGCGAACGAGCGAACGAAGCGAATGCGAAGGAAGCACAAAAGAATCGTAAATTTCAGGAACGTATGTCAAATACTGCCCATCAGCGAGAAGTCGCTGATCTTCGGGCAGCAAATCTCAACCCTATACTCTCCGCCAGGCTTGGCGGAGCTACAACCCCAGGAGGAGCAACTGCTTCTCCTATGGTTAATACTGCTGAATCAGCTGTCAGAGCTGCATCACAAACTCTACAAGGCGCTAACGTGCTACAAAACACTGCACTACAAAGCGCACAGGAACAAAAAACTCTTAATGAATCTAATCTTACCGGCTTCAAAGCCGAACTAGAAAAATTCAAACTTGAGACTCTACGAGCGGGAATAGAAGAAGGAACTCCCTATTGGGATGCCCTCAAAGACTGGTTTACCGGCGCGGATGATAACGCTGCCTCAACACCAGGCAATGCTAATTACGCTCCAGTAGAAAATCGAACTCCTTCCATGAAATGGAAAAAGAAACGCACGACCAAAACTAAAGCTGGTCATCGCCATTCTATTCGAAATAATGGCTCACCCTTTAGAACTTACGAAGTCAAAACTCCCTAAAAAAAGGAAAATATCATGTCATTTTCAATGCAAGTCAAACATCGCGCAGCAACCAAAGTCCCACCTATGGAACCTGGCCCTACTGAACAAGCTCACAAAGACGACTGTGATATTCAAACGATATTAAAACGCTATCAACAAACAGGAGTCGTTCAACACAACAATTCTGTCCAGGGCCACTACGATGATTACATCGACGCTCCAACTTTCCAGGACGCTCAAAATGCTATTGCGGAAGCAAAATCAATGTTTGAATCTGTACCGGCTCAAATTCGCCGTGACTTCGGTAATGACCCTGCTCAATTCCTCGCTTTCGTCCAGGACGAATCCAACATTGATAAAATGCGAGAATACGGCCTAGCTCTACCGTCAGACGATTTTATCGCTGACCCTGTACCTACAGACCAAAATCCACCGAAAAGCCCACCATCGGACAATGAAGCTCCTCCAGGAGACTCCTCCGAATGAGTAACATCTTTTCGTTAATCAATCGGGGGGGTCAATTCCCCCCCAGTGCATATACTCCTCTTGTCCCTATATGCACTAACTGACACCATTTACTTGTAAATATGTCAGAAAACGAGTAATTTCTAATTACGACCAAAAACTAATCTAAAAAACAGGCCAAAAACGATGAGAAAGCGCAGCCGCATGACCCGCAAAAAATCCCGCAAAAACTTCAAAAAAGGCAACCGTGTTAAAAACATTAATATTAAAGGCTCTCCTATGCGTGGCGGTATCCGGCTGTAATCCAACATGGCCTGTTACTACCCTATTGACGCCTGGCGTGGAAAAACTCCTAACGCCAAAGGAAAATACCCTGTCGTCTTTAAACGCTCTGAAGCGCAACAAGACGACCCTCTTAAGTTACCATGCAATAAATGCATCGGATGTCGTCTCCAGCACGCTCAAGCCTGGGGAATCCGTTGCCATCACGAAATGCAACAATACGATGATAATTGTTTTATTACCTTAACTTATGACCAGGAGAATCTTCCTAATGACGAATCAATCCATAAACGCCATTTGCAAACGTTCTTCAAGCGCCTTCGTAAAGCGCTCTCTCCTAAAAAAATACGCTATTTCGCATGCGGCGAGTACGGCACAGATCAAGACCCAAACACGGCTGATCAACTCGGCAGGCCACACTACCATGCAATTATATTCAATCACGATTTCGAAGATAAAATCCTTCACAAAACTGTGCGAGACAATCCCCTGTATACCTCTGAGCAACTTTCAACCTTGTGGGGGAAAGGCATATCAACGGTACAGGATGCAAATTTCAAAACAGCTCAATATACCGCTGGTTACGTTATCAAAAAACTGGGCGGTGAGTTCTCAGAAAAGCACTATCAAAAAGTCAATAAACAAACAGGGGAAATAACTAATGTTCACCCGGAGTTTATGCTTTGCTCTACTAGACCAGGCATTGGCTATAACTGGGCTAAACAATATCTATCCGATCTTGACAAGGGGTTTATTACTTTCCAAGGAAAGAAAATCCCCTACCCAAAATATTATGACACCGTCTATAAGAATCTTAATCCCGAAAAACATATGTTCTTGTGTGACAACAAGAAAAACCGTGTTGACCAACTCGACCCTGATTACACACTCGACCGGCTACGCGTCAAGGAAAAAATCCAAAAAACTAGAACACAAACATTAACCCAAAGGAACGATATAACATGAAAACAAATCTCTATGTAATCTTCGACAAATGCGCGAAAGTCTACAACACTCCCTTTGTATTTATTAATGATAACCTGGCACTCAGAGCTGCCATTGATTTGGTATCAACTCCAGGAACAGAAGTTTATAATAATCCTGAAGACTTCACTCTATTTCGCCTGGGAGAATATGATGATACTTCCGCTGCTATCACTATCGACCCTGATATGCCTGTTCTCTGTCGATTCCATAATCTTGAAATTAATGTTAATCTCAATTCTACTCCTACTCCTGAAACTCCAGATTCAGAACAACAAACCGAACTAAAAGAGGCTTAATACCATGAATAATTCTAAAAATTCAGCTGGCAAACATAGCCAGTCACACTTCGCTTCTGTCCCTAAAGCTGAGATTCAACGCTCCAGCTTTGATCGCTCAAGTGGTGTAAAAACTACCTTTGACGCAGGTCAATTAATCCCCTTCTTTGTAGATGAGGCTTTACCAGGGGACACTTTCAATTTAAAAACTGCGGGCTTCTGCCGAATGGCAACGCCCATTTATCCGGTTATGGATAATATGTATCTAGATACTTTCTATTTCGCAGTCCCTAATCGTCTACTCTGGGAAAACTGGGAACGCTTCATGGGAGCGCAGGATAATCCTGCCTCATCAACTGATTACCTGTTACCTCAGATAGAACCAACTGCATTCTTTGCTCCTGAATCTATGGCCGATTATTTCGGCCTTCCTACCATTACACCGGATCCAATTTCTGTTTCTGCCCTTCCATTTAGGGCTTACAATCTTATTTACAATGAATGGTTTCGAGACGAAAACCTTCAAAACAGTCAATTCATCCAAACAAACGATGGGCCTGATAACGAGGCTTTTTATTCTATTAAAAACCGTGGTAAACGGCATGATTACTTCACCAGCTGTTTACCTTGGCCACAAAAAGGCCCAGACGTTACTTTACCTTTAGGCACTAGCGCCCCTATTGTTAATTTAGGCGGTAAGGACTGGCGCATTGGCGGCCAGTTTAAAGACATCTTTACTCAAACAATATCCAGTTCACCTGGCGTTCTCCAGGATACAATTTCCCCTGCTGCGAACAATACTGTTGTCCAGTTTAACCAGGGTAATTTCGAAACTGATCTTACTAATGCGACTGCGGCAACGATCAATGCTTTACGCTTATCTTTTCAAATTCAAAAACTCTATGAACGCGATGCGCGAGGCGGCACTCGATACACTGAAATGCTTAAGGCTCATTTCAACGTTACAAACCCTGATTTCAGACTTCAACGGCCTGAATATCTTGGCGGCGGTAGTACACCGATCAACATAAACCCTATAACTTCAACTGCTGAAACCGAC